GAGAAAGATTAGATGAGGCGAACACGGAGTTGGGAATTACACGAGGTGAAGCACCTGATGCTGAAGGTACTGGTAATCGTTTCAGCCATCTCATGGCAATTGCTCCCAATGCTAGTTCTTCCATTCTTATGGGCAATACCTCTCCTAGTATTGAACCTTATAGGGCTAACGCTTATCGCCAAGACACTCTTTCGGGTGCTCACTTAAATAAGAACAAGTGGCTTGATAAAGTTATCATTGGACATCTATCAAATGAAGCAGGTGAAATTAACCAAAATGACTACAACGACACTTGGTCTTCCATTATTGCGAATGATGGTAGCGTTCAGCACCTTGATTGGTTGGGAGACTGGGAGAAAGATGTGTTCAAGACATCTATGGAAATTGACCAGCGTTGGCTCATTCAACATGCTGCCGATAGACAAGAATATATCGACCAAGCGCAATCGTTGAATCTGTTCTTTAGACCAGACACCAACATCAAGTACTTACATGCTGTTCACTTTATGGCATGGAAGACGGGATTGAAAACTCTGTACTACTGCCGTTCAGAAAAGATTGGTAAAGCAGACAAGGTAGCAAAACGTATCGAGCGTCAGGTAATTAAAGAGATTGACCTTACTGCGCTTGCTCAAGATGAGAATGTGTGTATCGCATGCGAGGGATAACATGGCACACATCGTAGCAAACCTACCTCCAGTAAAATGTTTTGTCCGCAGAGAGTTTCTTTATGACTTTGAGAAAGGTCATGGAGAACTTGAACCCTGCTGGTGGATAACAATAAAGTCTCAACGCAGTCAGGCATTTCGTATTGAATCGTACTTAAATCAATATGGTGCGTTGTATGATAAACTTCCACTACATGCTTACTGCTGGAAACCGATTGAGGGCGATCCATATCCACTAGACTTTTTACAATTGTGGAACAGCATGTCTTATGATATCACTGTTATTAAAAAAGCAATGATAGCAAACATGAGATGTAAAATTAAGATGAAAGATGGTTCATGGTTAGAAGGAGAATACCTTTTTACTGTTGATTCTTCTCATCCTGATTTTAACATCCTTGATTGTGGACACAGTGAAGACGTTGAGGATCATAAGTCCTTTAACTTTATCAAGTGCGACAATGGACAATTTGCTGCACAGCCAAACAATCGTATTGTTATATTGGAACCAGCATCTAATCCTAAAGAACTTAAGATTCCAGATTTCAATGTTGCCACTACTAGATGGAATGTCGAGATGGATCCAAAGTGGGATTACGGATTACCAGAGAACAAATGGAGAATGAACGAATGAAAACAATAGCAGCAATATTCATTGCATTCTACGCAACACTATCACTTGCTAACCCAATTGATGACCACTGCCCACAACATGTGTTCTATGGTGCACCACAGATAACACAAGAAGGTAACAATCAATACATCTGCCGAATTGGTTATGCTCTTAACTACAGCTATCAAACCAAGACTGTTATCTTTGTTGTTGAACACATCAAGAAGCAAAACCTAGTTGGCAACAACAAACGTAAGGATGACTTTAGAGAAGATCCTTCAGTGCCACAACAATTTCGTTCTACGCTGAAAGACTATCAGGGATCTGGTTACGATCGTGGGCATGTGGCACCAGCTGCAAACTTCCCATACTCGCCAGAAGCCATGAGTGAATCTTTCTACCTAACTAATATGATACCTCAAGATCCAGGTAACAATCGTGGCATCTGGAAGTATGTTGAAGAATACACTCGTTTCTGGGCAGATGCTTATGGCGAAGTTTATGTAGTGTCTGGTGTTATCAATACACCGAATGCAAGACGTATGGGTAATAATGTAATCGTTCCTGACTATGTATGGAAGATTGTTATTGACCCAACTAAGAATCGTGCGATCACTTTCTTGTTTCCTAACCAAAAATTAGATCCAAAGGAACTTGATAAGTATGTGACTACAATCGCTGAGATCGAAAGACTAACTGGTATAAATATCTCTCCAAAATTACCTGCCGATCTGCAGGGACTTGAGAATATTCGTGCAAATTTAAAGGACTGGTAATATATGCTAAAGAAAGTTACATCCAATTTACAGGATGATCGTACTTATTTTAAACCCTTCAACTATCCATGGGCATACGATGCATGGTTGAAGCATGAGCAATCGCACTGGCTTCACACTGAAGTGCCAATGCTTGAAGACGTTAAGGACTGGAAGAAGAAACTAAGCAAGGAAGAAAAACAATTTCTTACACACATCTTTCGTTTCTTTACACAGGGTGACATTGACGTAGCTGGTGGTTACGTTCGTAATTACTTACCATACTTCCCACAACCAGAAGTACGTATGATGCTAATGGGCTTTGCTGCACGTGAAGCCCTACATGTGGCTGCATACTCGCACCTAATTGAAACACTTGGTTTACCAGAAACTACTTACAACGAGTTTAGCGAATACCAAGAGATGCGTGACAAGCATGACTACGTTATGGATCTGTCTTCAAAGAATGGTACAAAGGAATCAACAGCCACTCACATTGCTGTGTTCTCTGCTTTCACTGAAGGTATGCAATTGTTCTCATCGTTCATTATGTTGTTGAACTTTCCTCGTATGGGTAAGATGAAAGGTATGGGACAGATCGTTACATGGTCTATTGTTGATGAAACAATGCATGCTGAAAGTATGATTAAGTTATTCCGTACTTACATCGAAGAGAATCGTGAAATCTGGAATGATGAACTGAAATCTAAGATCTATACCATCGCTGAAAAGATGGTTGAGTTGGAAGACAAGTTTATTGATTTGGCATTCTCCATGGGTGCTATCGAAGGACTTACTCAAGAAGAAGTCAAGAAGTATATTCGTTACATTGCCGATCGTCGTCTCATTAGTCTTGGACTAAAGGGTATCTTTAAAGTTAAACGCAATCCTCTCCCATGGGTAGAGGAAATGATCAATGCTCCTGGGCATGCCAACTTCTTCGAAAACCGAGCAACAGATTATGCCAAAGGTGCGTTGTCTGGTGATTGGGGCGATGTTTGGGCAAAGGCTGCATAATGTCAACTAGATTTTTTGAGTGTACTGAATGTCAGGCACGAGGGAAGATCACCCTTAAAGGAGATGATCATCGACTAGAGGACATCGTTTACTGTCCTGTCTGTTCTGCCGATATCTACGAAGAAGAGGACTTAGACGAGGACGAATAAATAGATCTACCATGTGGATCTATAAAAACATTATCGTTGAAGAGTTGCCTGAAGACTGCGTTGGCTTTGTTTATTTAATTACGAACAAAGCCAGCGGTCGTATGTATGTTGGTAAGAAATTAGCCAAGTTTTCAAAGACCACTTACAAGATGGTCAAGCTGAAAAATGGAACCAAGAAAAGAAAAAAGATCAAATCAAAGATTGACTCTGATTGGATTGAATACTATGGTTCAAGCATTGAATTAAACAAAGACGTTGAATTATTTGGCAGGGAGAATTTTGATAGAGAAATTCTATTCTATTGTAAATCAAAGGCTGAGTGTTCGTACATAGAAGCCAGAGAACAATTCGGGAGAAAAGTATTAGAATCAGACGACTACTACAATGGGCAGATTTCTGTCCGAGTCCATGGTTCTCATATAAAAAATAAATTATGAATCAACCAAAACAAGATGGTTTAACAATGTTGCTATTCCTTACGGCAATAGCACTATCAGCCACGTCTGCATTCTATGCAGTTAGTGGTTTAGTAGCAATCTTTGCAGCAGCAGTCATACCTATCATTGTGATGGGTTCGATGCTGGAAGTATCAAAACTCGTAGTGGCCAGTTGGCTGTATCGTAACTGGAAGTATACATCAGTGTTACTTCGTAGTTACTTCTGCATTGCCTTAACAGTTTTAATGCTACTAACTTCCATGGGGATCTTTGGATACCTCAGCAAAGCCCATTTGGATCAGGCTGTACCAACTGGTGATGTGGCGAGTAAGGTCGCCATTTTAGACGAACGAATTAAAACGGAAAAAGACAATGTCAGTGCAGCTAGAAAAGCATTGCAACAGATGGATGCTCAGGTGGATCAAACGATCGCAAGAACAACGGATGACAAAGGAGCAGAGAGATCTGTGCAGATTAGACGTGGACAGCAAAAAGAGCGCACCGCACTACTTGCTGAAATTGGATCTGCTCAAACCCGAATCGCCAGATTAAATGAAGAGCGAGCACCCATTGCGGCAGAACTACGTAAAGTTGAAGCTGAAGTTGGTCCAATTAAGTATATCGCAGCATTGATATACGGAGATAATCCAGACCAAAACCTGTTAGAAAAGGCAGTACGTGTCGTTATTATAATGATCGTCATAGTCTTTGATCCAATGGCAGTTCTTATGCTGATTGCCGTAAACCAAACTCTTTCCAGAAAGGAAGAAAATGAACCAACCACAATCCCCGACCAAGAAGCCAAGGACAACTTCGCCAAGGAAGCCGAAGACGAACCCAGCACAGTCTCAACCTACGCAAGCCAAGAGCCAGCCTACCAAGGGAGTGAGGAAG